GCGGAGGTGATCGACTTCATCGCGGCGGGCAAGGGGAAGATCCACTGGGTGCCATCCGGGGCAGGAGCCACGGTATAGGTGCCTGCGGCCCCCGCGAAGGTGGCCCCGATGACCCAGACCCGGTTGACCTGGGCTGCCTCGTCGTGTCCCGCTTCCCAGTTCTCAGCCGGGAAGGTCGCCAGCTCGCCCTCGCTGAGCCCCTGCCCGAAGTTGGGGAAGGCCGAGATCCCAAATGGGGCCGGTGAGGTGCCGATCCCAAGGTACTGGACGCACTTGTAGTAGTCGATCCGGTAGGTGGCGTTGGTGACCTTCACCACCCGCGTCAGGAACTGCTCTAGCGTGTGCTGCGGGAACGAGATCGGCGGCATGAGGCCGAACAGCTCCTGTACCTGGGTCACGTCCACGTCGGCGCAGAAGCGCGTGAACACGTCCCGGATGATCTGCTGGTCCGTCCACCCCAGCGGGTGCGCCGGGTCGATCCCATAGGCGGCGTTGCAGGTCGTGAACTTGGTGCGGATCGTATAGTCCTGGGCCTGCACCGTCCACACCCGCTGCACCCCGCCGCCCAGTGAGTCGGCGTATGCCTCGCTGACGTAGCCGCCGAACAGCCGTGCGGTCCACCCGGAGGGGTTCTGGGCGGGCTCCAGCGGTGGCATGGTGTCGTAGTAGCCAACGCCATCACCGAGCACGGCCGGGACCGTCACCAGCGCTTGACCGCCATAGGGGAAGCCCGCATAACCGGCAGAGGCCCAGCCTCCCGAGAGTCGGGCCGGGATTATGTCTTGGGTGTCGTACTGCCAGCCCTCGTCGTACTCGTAGCCGAACGGCGCGGAGTTCGGCGGTGGCTGGTCGTAGATGGGCGGCTGCGCCGGGAAGCCCGTCCAGCCCACCGGCAAGGAGGCGGCCGGGTAGTCGTAGATGATGACCTCGGCCCGCTTGGGGATGTAGATCTGGTTGAACTCATCGAACAGGGTGAGCGTCAGGGTGTCAATCCGCTGCCCGATGGTGGCCTGCACCTGGTTGCTTGCGGAGCGGTCCACGAAGCCCGAGAGGTCGCCGTTGTAGGGCACCCCGTCGATCAGGCAGCCCTTGATGGTGACGATCACTCAGGCCACCCGAGTCGCTGTCCACCCTGTCGCGCCGGGGAAGCCGAACGTAGGGGTCGTGGCAGGAATCACTTGGCCCCCCCCGTTGGTTTCGGCGTTAAAAACCAGCGTACCGGCGGCCGTGATGACTACCAGGCAGGTCAGGCTGGGACCGGGGCCGTAGGACTCTTCTGTGCCCGCGCTCTGCTGACCTTTGAAGGTTGCAGAAGCCGTGCCGACCGCTAGTGAAATTTCCAGATTCCAGGTCCCGGGACCGATGGTCTCCGCCCCAAAGGTCACCCGCCATGTCCCCACGGCCAGACTGGGAGAGGTAAATACGACAGTGAGGGTACTGGCAGACAGGGCCAGCCCACTCGACAGTTGTCCGCCCTGTGGGGTGGAGAGCGGATAACTGCTTGGCGCAGCTGGCAGCCCGTGGTCATGGTCGTTACGGGCGAAGTGAGTTCCGGTCCCGACTACCGCACTAGCCCCGTAGGAATCCGGGCCGGTGGTGGTCGTCGCCGCCAGAGGAGCCGGGTTCGCCGGGAGTCCGTGGTCGTGGTCCTGGCGGGCATAGTTGGTATTCGACCCCACGACGGCGGCGGCCCCAAACGCATCTGGGCCGACGACGGCCGTCGCTGGCGTCCCAGCAGTCCCAGCCGATGCGATCAGGCCCCAGTAGGTCGCGTTGGGAGGTGTGTGGTTGGTGTGGGCCAGGATGCAGATGTAGGAAGCGCCGCCGAGCGACACACCATCACTGGCGACATAGGCAGTCGCGCTCGACCACGCGCCGAGCCAGATCATGCCGATGGGTCCAGTCGGTCCGGTCGGCCCCGTCACTGCCGTCGCGGCCAGAGCGGCGAGCGTCCCGGCAGTCGGCCAGTTCCCAACCGGCGTACCGATCGGATGAGCGAAGGCCGTCTGGACTCCAGCAATCACCTCAGAGGCTCGGGTCAAGGAGGAGAACACGGTCCCGCCGACCACCCCCACCTCTACGATCTCCCAGCCGTTGACGTTATCCATGATGGTGAGCGCGAAGGTGCCTACGCTCGGGAACTTGGCCGTGTCACCCGGCTCGATGGTGAGTGAGAGGTCGCCCGATAACATAGCGACGGCCAGGGTCGAAGCTGCTCCGTTGGCTGCCTGTTCGGTCATTGCTTCTCCATGCTATCGGGGGTCACCCGGTATTGCTCCCAGCCGTCGTAAGCCCCTGGTGGCGCATCCCCTTGCCCATGTACTTGGCGACGATGGTGGCGAGGGTCTGGCCGTCCAACTGGAGGGTGATCGGCACGGTCAGGTTGGAGGCGGTGGCCGACACAGCCGAAGATCCTCCACCACCGCCAGACAAGACGCTAGCGCTGCTCAGTGGGGCCACACCGCTCGCAAACTGCGCGGTGAGCTGGGATAGCGGGACGACCACTTCAGGGCCGCTCTCGCCCACTAGGGCCAGGGTCGGCTTGGTCACCAGCCCGCCGGTCGCCAGGCCCATCGCCTTCAGCGCACCACCGATCACCGGGAGGTTATTGAGCGCGCTCTTGATGTCCCCGAGCACGGAGCTGCCCAGGCTGCTAAGAGCGCTCCCGATCTTGGCTGGCAGGCCCGCGAACCAGGTCACGATGCCGCCGATCATGCCGCCCACGTCACTCGTCACCGTGGTCCAGAAGCCCTTGAGGGTGGATACCACAGTGCTGCCCATCGTCTTGACGAAGCCGATCACCTTGCCGGGCAAGCCCGAGAAGAAGTTGACCACCCCGGAGATGAACCCGCTCACATCAGAGGTGACCGTCTTCCAGACTCCCACCAGGAACTCCACGATGGCGACGATGGTCTTGACGGTGGCGATGATCAGGGTGATCGCAGTACCGATGACAGTCGAAACGATGTCCCAGGCCACCTTCACCGCCGTCGAGATGATGTCCCACTCGACCCCGAGGTAGGCCACCAGGATGGTCAGCGCCACCTTGATAACGGACGAGATCACAGTCCAGGCCACCGAGATGATGGCCGAAACCACGGCCCACACCGCCGTCGCGTCGGCTTGGATCTGGTCCCAGTGAGCCGAGATCCAGGTCGTCACGTCGGCCACGATCCCCTTGGCGAAGGTAATCGCATCGGCAAACGCACCCTTCACCAGCGACACGAAGGCATCGACCGCATCCTTGAAGCCGGTGACATGGGTGTAGAGGAGGACGAAGGCAGCGATGAGGGCCACGATGCCCACGATCACCCAGACCATCGGGTTCGCCAGCAGCGAGGCGTTCAGGGCATCATTGGCTCCCGTCGCCGTGTCGGTCCCAACGGCAGAGGTGGCCTGCGCTCCACCGAACAGCGTGGTGATCGCCGTCACCTTCCCCGCGATGAAGCCGAAGGTGGTGACCCCCAGCACGAGCGCAGCCACCGCCCCGGCTACCAGTCCCAGCTTCGTCACGAGCGACGTGTTGGCCCCGATCCAGTCCAGGACGTTCTTGAGCACCGGCATCACGGCTGTGACTATCCCCATCACTACCGGCAAGAGCTTCTGCCCGATCATCGTGGCCGCATCACTCAGGGAAGCCTTGAGGAGGTCCATCTGGTGGGCGAAGGTAGCCGCCTGCTTCTGGGCGGCAGCGTGGGCCGCACCGTTCTTGGTCACCTCGTCGGTGTACTTACTCAGGACGGCAGGCCCGGCCATCATCGTCTCGGCCAACTTGATCGAGGCGCTTCCGAAGCCGAGGGTCTTGAGGGTCGCCGCGTTCGTCGCCGCCGAGTGCCCAGCCAGGATCGGCTGGAGTTCAGCGAAGATCGTCTTGAGCGGCAGGAGCTTCCCGGTGGCATCGGTGAAGGAGACACCCGCCGCCTTCTGGGCAGCCGTAACCGCAGCGGTGGGGTTGATAATCCCGGTAAAGGCAGAGCCCAGAGTCGTGAGAGCCTGCCGCCCTGTCTCGCCGTGCTTGGTCAGGTCCACCAGCAGGCCGCTCATGGCCCCAATGGGGGGAGCCGCTGCACCCATCTGGGCACGGACTCGCACCATGCTCTGGGTCAGGGCATCCACGCTGGTCCCGGTTAGGCGACTGGCCGAGAACAGGATGTTACTGGTCGCAGCGGCATCCTTAAGCGGCTGCTGGTACGCCAGCATGATCTTCGACAGATCCGAGGTCGCACTCGCCAGGCTGGTACCGGATGCCTCGGCCAGGTCAGAGGCCGCCTTCATCACCAGCGTTGCCTGGGCTGCTGTTAGAGCGTGACCGGTCAGCAGTTCCAGTTGCCCGGAGATGGGCGTGTACGCCTTCATCATCTCCGTGGCCGAATAGACAGACGTGCCCATAGTGGCTAGGAAGGCAGCTGAAACCTTACTCGCCGCCGCGACGGACACATCGGACTGGGCAGCCAGGGTAGCGGTAAGCGACTGGTACTGGATGGCCGACTTCAGGGAGACCACACCGATGGCGACCACCCCGGCGATGACCGCTGCCGCTCCCAGGGCCAGCATCGCCTTCGCCAGTCCACCCAAGCTCTTGGTGGCGTTGTCGGCGTTAGTCGAGGCTAGATCATTGGCGCGAACGGTCACCAACAGGACGGCTTCATCCACCAGTGCCATTTAGCCCACCAGCCTCAGTTGACTTGCGACGGCGTCTCTATTCGACTTCCGCTGATTACAGTGGTCGTGAGCTAGCTGGACATTGGCCTTGAGGTTATTGCCTCCCTCGGAGAGCGGAATAATGTGATCGATCGACGCTCTCTGAGATGAGCGGCCCTTGGTCTTGGTCGGAACTCGCTTGTAGCAGAGTTGGCAGATCCCTCGATCTCGCTCGTATATCTCGGCCAGCGTGTAAGGCTCGGTTTCCACCCCGGTCTTACGCGCTCGGTATGCCCGAGTCGTGGTCCTGCCGCTCTCCGGGTGAGCGGCCGACCAGGCCCTCATGTAGTCCTGGAGACTGCTGCGATGCGCGATCTTATAGACCGCGTTGTACTCCTTCGCCCGGTCGCGCCGGATAGCCGCCCGCAACTCCTTCTCCTGCCGATGAGCCTCGTCCCAGGCGGCCTTGGCCTCGTCGGTCCGGTGCGCCGCTAGCCATCCCGCCCGATAGGCAGCAACCTCGGCCTGATGTACCGCGTCCCATGCCCGCTTCTGGGCGTTTCGCTCCTCGCGATGCTTGGCGTGGTAGCGGCTGTATCTGGTGCCGGGTAACTTCTCTCTCATGACCTTACCCTAGCCCTCGGGCACGACAGCAGGCATCGGCAAGCCAGCGCCCGCAGCCTGGGCCACGATCTCTGCGTTGGTGCGTTCCCCTGGGTCCGGCGGCATCCCCCCTCTGCCCTGGAGCCCTTCGGTGTAGTCACCTTCGGCCCGGATCACCTGATCTAGCTCCTCCAGAACATCCTTGGGTGTGTCGCGGTACTGCCAGTAGTCCCAGCCGTACCGCTGAAGGTAGAAGTCGAGCGCCATCGCCTGGGGCACCGGGCCATGCTTGGTGCGGAAGGCCGCCAGCGCCAGCTCATAGATTTGCTCTAGTTGGGCTGCCCTCCGGCGGTCAGCATGTTTGGGCTATCTTCGTCCGCCTCGGGGTACATCTCCCCCACCATCCGCACAAGCTGCTTGCCGTGCTCGTCATCCATGAGGAGCAGTTGGTCCAGCGAAAGCGGGATGGGCCGGTGCTCGTGGGTCGGATCCTCGGGCACTCCAGGCTCGTGGTCGTCCACACAGAATCCGGGCCCACCCCAGGCAGCCAGCCCCGCGAATATCTTTGCCACGCCGCTATCCCCAGGGGTGTAGGCCACTTCGAACACATCACTGGGGGCGGTCTTCCCCTTCTTGATGGAGGCGTTGGACTTGGCCCGCACCTTAATCGTCGCGTTCTCGATCCGGGTCGAATCGCCCATCGTTAGGTGGCGTCGGAGCTCCACCCAGTCAACGCCATCGGCAAAGTAAATCCGCTGGGTCGGCTCGTCCCCCTCTCGCCGGAAGTTCCTTGGCACTAGGTCTGTCCTCCCTGGTCGCTTAGACGGTGCTCTGGGCCGAGATCGAGGTGATCATCGACTCATGCGCCGCCGTGATGTCGTAGATCGCCTGGAGGTCCATCTCCCAGGTCGTGTTGGTATCGCGGGCTCCGATCTTGAAGGTGTCCCAGATGCCCCAGAAGTCGAAGTACTGGGCCTTGTAGATCGGGCCTGTACTGCCGGCGATGCCGATGCCGGTAAGGCCCAGCCGGACCACCGCCTCAGCGTTGCCCTGCATCAGAGCCCACTGCACGGTATCGGTGCCCTCGAAGGTGATGGTCGCCATCGTCTGCCGCCGCCCCCGGCCCAACTTGGTGAACACCGCCGAGCCATCACCGAAGTACTTGCGGGCGTTCTGGTTGTGGTAGGAGAAGGTCGCGCTGATGAAGCGCCCGCTCATCTGGGTGGTGCCAGGAGTCCCACCGGCCACGTCGATGTAGAGCTTGTTGAGCATCCCGCTCACGCCCTCCACCACCCGGTCGGGGATGGCGGCGGTGAAACCCGTGAACGAGGTGGTGAGGGTCGGGTCCGCGCTCTGGGCGATCCAGTTCTGCACCCAGCCCCCGTACTTCACCTTCAGGGTGTCGTCCAGCCCCAGGGTGTAGTCGGCGGTATCCACAGTCCCGAAGCACCCTTGCCAGGCCACGGTGTTATCCCCGGTCTCGATGGTCATGGTCTTGAGCGTGTCGGAGGTCGAGTCGGGAGCCACCGCAGTGGTGTAGCCGAGCAGGGCGCTCCCAGTTGGGGCCGCCGCGCCGTTGTAGTGCAGCGAGAGCCAGAACGCCTGGTCCTCGAAGGTGGAGTCCCCCGAGAAGGTGAATCCGGCCTCCACGGTCTTGAGGTTGCCACGGTACTTGTCCACGAATGAGCCTCGGTCGTCTGCCGCCCAGATGTGGGGCTGCGCCCAGGTGGGCTCCAGCACCCCGTAGAGCTTCTTGGTCGCGGCAATCGCCGTGCCCCTGGTGGCCTCCACGGCAGCCTGATTTTTCCTTAATACGACTTCCCCGATGTCACACCTCCTTTGCCAGCGAGAGAACGGGGCTGGCCGCTTTCAACAGATATTCGATGGCCCGGCCTCGGTGCCTCCGGTCTTGGTGGCACTCGGCCATCCTTGACCCGGGACGAATCCGAGAGCGGTAAGTCGGCACACTCATCGCCTAGCTGGTCTCCTCATCCGCCGTGCCGCTAGGCACTTGAGGCGGGTTGGCCCCTGGCTCAGCCAGCGGCGGAATCTCCCCCGAGTAGACACGCAACTCCTCCGGGCCGGTCACGTTCCCGTAGAGGATCTGATAGTCGGCATCGCCCAGCGCAGCCAGATCCTCGGCCGTGAGGTCGCGTCCTGGGATGCCTGTGAAGTAACCGGGCCCCACATAGGTGAGCACCGGCCCTTCTGCCGCCTCGGTCTTAGCCCTTGCCATGTGCTCTCCTCATGCCGTGTAGGTGGTGGGGATCTTCTCGGTGACTGATAGGGTCAGGTCGTAGGTGCGGAACTGGACACCGGCCAGGTACAGCCAGCTCGGGGAGCCGCCCATGATCCGGGCTCGCCCGCCAAGTATCGCGCCGTTGAGTTGGACGTGCTCGCGGAACACCTGCCGCACTTGGTCGATCAGCACCGCCAGCGCACTCTCCGCCACCAGGACTCCCGCGCCGTACTGCCAGATCAGCTTGAGCTGAAGCGTCCAGGTCGTAACCTCAGGCTGCACGTTCTCCAGGGGAGAGGCGAACGGGGCCAGCAGCACCCAAGCCGTAGGCGAGCCGGGGATGGAGCTCGCGCCGCCCATGACCACCTGCTTGAACACGGGCTGCCCGGTATCGTCCAGCATCCCCTGGAGGAGTTCGACCACCTGCGGCCAGATCGTGGTGATCACGGGGCCAGCTTCCCGCCCAGCGCGGACTTGATCTGCGCCAGTGCCTCCATCGCCAGGTCGTGGCCCATCGAGTCTAGGATCGGCTCGAACGCGCCCTGAGCCTCCTCGAAGCCGGGCACCAGCCACGGGGCCTTCACCATGCCCTTGGTGGACTTGGCGAAGATCATGGCACCGCTGGACCCGGCGGTAGCGGCTCCGGTGAGCCGGGTAGAGCCACCAGGCCACGCCATCACATTCGCGTGCTTGGGAGTGATCCTCTGGCCGGTAGGCCCGTGGATACCAGTACCGAACTCGAACCACGGGCCGCGCTTATCCACCGTACCGACATAGCCGATCAGCAGCTCCGGGTCCACCTCCGAGGTGATCGAGCGCTGAAGCGAGCCAGTCTTGCGGTGTGGTGCTGCCTTCGCCATCGCGGCGGCTCGGATTAGCATGGTCATCTTCGTCAAGCCCGCGGCGATGATGGCCTTGCTGCCCAGGCTGGTGAAGTTCTCCGCGAGCGACCCCAGCCCCTCCACCTCACACGCAAACGCCTGGCCAGCCATTAGAGCCGATCCTTCGGCTTCGGCTTGGGCTGAGGCGGCGGTGGCCGGAAGCCAATCGGGCGAGCCTTCTTCGTTCCCTTCGGCATGGGAAGCCGGGTCAGGGTAGAGGCCGAGCCCGTACCGATCACAGTCGGGCCCTCGTCGTCCTCCATCAGCTCGTATACCACCCGACCCAACGGCTCACGTAGTCCGGGCTGCCAGCCTGGGAGCCATAGACCCGCTCGTCGGCAATGTCCACCCCGTCAGCGGTGATCCCAGCCACCCGGATCGAGGCGGGGGAGTACTCCTCGGCCACGTCCTTGACGAACTTGGGCACCGACCACGGGTAGGGCAACTTCGCATCCCCGCCGACGTCCACCTCCTCGCTCATCCCGCCCTGGCCGCTGCGGTACAGCAGCACGACCCACTTGGCGAGCGCATCCACCACGTCCTCGGGAGTGACCCACCAGCCGCCGACCACGTTGCCGTCCGCATCCCAGGGAGCCAGCGCCGCGATCTTCACAGGGTCACTGATCGCCCCCGGCCCGTAGCCGATGGCCGCTGGCTGGGTGGCCCCGAAGTCAGGCTGCACCAGTCCCCAGACGCCGTGGATCCGAACCTGCCCAGTCTGGTAGGCGTCCACGTACCAGGTATTCATGCGCCAGATCATCTGCTTGGGCCAGAGCCGCATCGGGAGCACCACCGCCTGGTTATCCGCGAAGTCAGCGGTGTAGTCCTGCCAGCTTGGCACCATCGCACCCGGAGTTACGTTGATCTCGATCTGCTTGATCGAGGCGAACGGGTCAGTACTGATGTTCTGGGCTCCCTTGCCTCCGAAGATGCGCGGTTCGTAGATCGGCGCGAAGGCGTTGAGACCCTGCCCGGTCAGCTTCTCGAACCGCCGGGAGACCACCTGGCAAAGCGAGCTCAGGTAGGCATCCTTGGTGGGGTCGCCAGTCACCAGGGCCGGGGACGACTGCCCCTCGAACAGCCGAGAGTAGACGTCCGTGCTCTGGCAGTACGACAGGTGGGAGGTCGTCACCAGCAGTTACGCCGAAGCCCTTGGCCTCGGAGCTCCTGGAGCGGTGACGGCAGGAACTTTGGCCCCAGTCTGCGGAGTGACGGGTGCCTTGGCCTTGACCTTCGGCTCCACCACCGCTGGGTGGTCCTGATTAGCTGCCAGAACGACCTCGCCGTCCAGCACCACAGCCTGATCCTTCCCGCCGCTATGGCGCTTGCCCACAGGCAGCCCCTTCCGCTTCTCGGGCTCATCCGCCAGCACCACTCCGGGCAGCTTCTGGCCGTCAGCGGTTTCACCTGCCTGGAGCACGCTCGACTGTAGGAACCGGTCGGGGGCAGGGTCACCCGCCGAGCCATGACTGACCCCGACGCGGCTGTCCATGCCCTGATCCTTCAGCCGCTTCTCAGTCGCCTGGATGTTGCGGGCGTCATCGCTGTTCGCGCTCACCCGGAACACCGGGCCCCGGTAGACACCGACCCCGTTCAGGCCAGCATCGCTGATCCGCTTCTCCGCGATCTGGGCGATGCGCTCGTCCTCGCTCTTGGTCTCAGCCATTGATTCTCCTTAGGTACTCGGCAGCGGCTTCAAGTCGAACGGGGTCGTCACCGAATTTGCCCAGCCCCAAGTTGCACGAGTTGCAGAGCAGACCGCGCACCATCCCCGTCGCATGGTCGTGGTCCAGATCGAGCTTGCGCCGACTCTCTGAGACTCGGCAGATGGCGCATTTTCCATCCTGCTCCCGGAGCAGTCGGTGGTAGGCCGAGACCGCCTCAGGACCGTACTTACTGGCCAAGGTCCGCGCCCAGCCTCGGAGAGGGTCTTTATCGTACTGAGCATGATCGGCCAGAGCCTTCTGCGCGCGGTGTGTCCGTTCCCAGTTCCGCTTGTAGGCTCGAACATGTTCCGCATTGCCCTCACGCCAGGCTCCGATGGCTTCCTTGCGCTGCTCAGAGTGCTCAGCCCGCCATTGGACCATGTAGCACTTCTGGCACAGGCCCTCTGCCCAGTGAATCGCCTCCGGGTGTCCGCAAGTGACCACCTGGGCGATGCTTCCCCGCCGCGGAGATGCCTCCAGGGTGCCATCGCGATAGGCCCGAACGTAACAGGTTCGGCATAACCCCCGGCCCGCATAGGGCTTGTCCGGATGGCAGTCCGGTCTCCGACTGGCCTTGCGCATCGAGTTCCCTCCACGGCAGGTGATTCATCCCGTCCTGTGTAGAGTTTACTCGCTACGCCCCTGTCTCTGTTCATCCGGCTCCTGTGAGGGATCGGACCCTCCCGAGTTGCCCCGGGAGGGTCGTCTTCACCTGTTTCTGAACTTAGTTCGTGATCGAGCTGTTCAATCCGAGGATTGCCGCGAAGGCAGTGGGCTGGCGAGCTGCGGTAAAACCGAGTCTCTCCTCCCCACGATACCACGTCTGGTTGGCCTCGAACGAAGTCCCCGCCTCGTTGGACACGTCAACGGTGATCCCCGAACGCTCGAAGATCCACGCCTCGTCCATGTTGGCGACGATGGCTGGCGCGTCCGTGCCCCCGGTCGGGGTCAGAGTTCCAGCCGCGTAGGTGGTGCCGATGTTCGCATCCGAGATGACCGGCAGGCCCCACACGGAGCCAACCGCAACCGGAGTCTGAGCCGCCCCACCCATGAAGGTGGCAGGTCCACCCAACTGGGGAGCCATCAGCTGGTTGTAGCCAGCCTCGAAGATGTATCGCCCAGTGGAGTCCTTAGCCTGCCGGAGCGTACCCACCACTCGCGGATGCACGATCACGCAGTTCGGGTCACCGAAGTAAGCCGACTGGATCGCCGTGATCGCCAGCGAGAGCGCGTCACCGATGCCCGACCCACCCGAGCTGTCGGTAGCGTAGGTCACGGTCAGGATGCCGGTGGTCGCCAGGATACCCAGCGGCATCCCGGAGCCGGAGCCCGCCAGGAACGCCTGGTCCTCAGCGCGGCCCAGGGTGCGCCCCAGGTCGTTGCGGAGAATCTGATCGACTGCGGGGGACGAGTCCTCCAGCAGCTGGTTGGAGACCTTCGAGATGCCGGCCAGCGCGTAGATCGGAACGCTGATCTGGCTGAAGGTCTGGTCCTGGGATGGCTTGGCTGCGTTCTCAGCCACCCACCCGACGATGGCGATCCCAGTCTCACGCGGCACCAGCACCATGTTCGAGTTCACCCCACCGATGACGGTGCAGAGCGGGCGAACCTTGGCAGCCGCGATACGCAGCTCAGCCAGTCCTTGCTGGTAGTACTCGGGCGGAACGAGGTATCCGCCAGAGCTGGTCGAACTCTCGCCTACGGCCTTGGTGCCGTAGCCCTCTCCGTAGGCTTCCTGCGCTGCCTTCTGGTCCTCCTGGAGCCGACCAAAGGCGTTGAAGTCACCACGCCGCGAGTCGCGCATGTCCTTCAGCCAGTCCGAGATCCGGCGAGCTCCACCCGCCTTCGCACCGGCTGTCGGGTGCTGGAACTTGCGAGGGGTGACCAGATTGGCCCGCTTGGCCTCTACAGCCGCAGCCACCATCGCCTCCAGCTTCACCGCGTCAGCGGCATCCTGAGCGGCCTTGGTCTCAGCGACCTTCGCCTCGTCCTCCAGCCGCTGGGCAGCCTTGGTCTCGGCCTCAGTTGCCATGTCACGCTCCCGCTTCTCAGCGAGTAGCGCCTCCAGTTGCTTGGCCTGGTCCAGGCCGAATCCCTTGCCCTCGGTCTCCCTCGGAGGGGCCTGAGACGAGGCACCGGCCTCGGGGATCTCGTTGCCGTTCTCGTCCTTCATCTTTGGCTTAGCCTCCTTGGTGCCCGTAGACCATCCGGCCATTACGGACTTGACTTGTGCTGCTAGGTCGGGTCGCTGGTTGGCGAGCATGATGCCCACCGCCTCGTTAACAGCGGCCTTCCCAGATGGCCTCTGCCCCTCCTCATCGCTGTCATCACCGGTCGCATCGAGCGGGATCGCCTTGGCTTCCTCTGCGAAGTCCTCCAGTATTCCCTGCATCGTGGCGATCTTGTCAGCGTCGGAGGCGCTGCCCTGCACAAGTTCAGCCACCGCCTTTTGGACGGCTTGGAGCAAGTCTGACACAGTATCGAACCCGTCCGCATCATCCGGCCCATCGCCAGACGGTGGAGCCGAGCCCGCCGCGTCACTCGGGGGAGGGTCCGAGCTAGCCTTGGACCCGGCCCCACCTGAGACGCTGGTATTGGGGAGCAGCGATGCGGGGAGCGCTCCGGCCATGCTCCCAGCAGGAGCGAGCGGGGTGTACTTATTCTTCATCGCCGGGACCGGGAACCCGCCCTTGCCCGAGTGGTCATGGTTCAGAGGGGCAGGCCCGTGCTGGTGCGCGGAGCTCATCCCCGAGTGGCGATGGAGTCCATGAAGGTGAGGCAGCTCAGCCCCAGGGTGATCATGGGTTCGCCTGCGGGTCGCCATTCCAGGCCGTCCGCTCACCGGGCCGTGGTTGTGACGGAGGACGGCTGGCAGCATGGCGATCTTGCCCTCGGCTGCCCAGGTCAGGCCCTTCTGCTCAGCCACCTCGAACACCGACAGGGTATTACTGGGCACGGACACAATCGAGGTCTCGTGCCAGTCCATGCTGTCGATGATGCCTGGGCCCTTAGACCTCCCGAAGATACCGCCCACCGAGAAGGTGCGGTAAACCCGGTTCTTGAGGTCATGGTAGGCCTTGACGTGCCAGGGCTCGGTGCCAGGAGGCGGCTCGGGCACGAAGTACTTGGTGCCGACTCCGATGTGGTCCAGGACGGGGCGCTCCATCAGGGTACCGATGGGCTTCAGCCGGTCGTGGCCCACGATCAGCACCGGGTTGAGCATGTAGGTGCCCAGGGACTTCTCGAATGCCTGCCGCTCGAAGTGCTCCTTATCCCGGTCGTTGATCCAGGTGTTGACGTAGCCCTTCAGGATCAGCCCGTGGCCCTTCGGGGTATCCACCTCGTCAACCGACTTGACCTCGCCGTAGGCGGTGAACGGGACTCCCTTACCCTCCCCGGCATACTCCAGCAGCGCCGGGGGCGGATCTGCGTCGATCTTCCCGTACAGCGTCACCAGCTTCCGGGCGGCGGCCTTCTTGGAGGCAGGGCTGGTATCGACCTGGTTCAGCCTCCCAGCCGCAGAGGTCACAGCGCCTGGGTTCAGCTTCCCGTTCGGCTCCTGCACCGGCAAGTGGCAAAGACCCTGCACCTTGTCTTGCCCCGCCGGGTTGTCATCGATCAGGCAGGCAGCGCAGTAGGCATCGGTGTCGGGGTACTCAGAGGCCGCACCGGTCCACGTGCCAGCCCCGCTCACGGGTGCCTTGGCCGGGTCTCCAGCTAGCACTCCGGCGACCGCCTTGCCCTGGGCTGCGTACTTGGCCTTGTCCTCATCACTGAGGTCGCTGGCGTTCCCCGAGCCGTGGCAGGCAGGACAGGTGACGTGGCCGTCCTTGATCTTCCCGGAGCCCCCACACAGCGGGCAGTCAGCCGGGGTCGCCTTGCCGTTCAGGTACTGGGGCGGGGTGATCGCCTCAGCGGTCGCTCCTCCAGCCGCCTTGCCTTCTGGCTTCATTGGAACTCCATTGTGCGCTACGCGGCCCTTGCGGCCACGAGTTGCGGTACGAAGATGCGACGCTCTGGCTTCCAGAGCTTACGGACCGGCGCCCAGAGGTCACCGACTCGCTTCGAGTTGAGCATCACGATTGGGTTGCCCCCCGCGACGGCAGGAGACTTGAAGGTCATTATCGCGACGCTCCAGTAGGCAGCGATTCCGAGTGTTCCGCCGAGGGTGAGTGTCGCCGTGGAGGAGAGGATCTGGTAGAAGGCGAACTGACTGGCCCAATAGGTGGAGCTAAGCTCGCCAGTTCGCCCGGTCTCGGCGTTCCACCCCGTGGTAACGCTCCCGATGGTCTCGCCTGTCGTGCTGGACAGCGTCCCGATGACGCCAATGGCGATCTCGCTGGCCTGGGCCGTGGCCGAGCCCGCAGTTAGGGTCGGGGCCGTGTTCTTCGCGGTCAGCGGGGTTGCAGGTGCGAACGCGGTGACATCGACCGGAGATGTATCCGTGCCGCCGATCTCAAAGAAAGTGCAGGCCAGTCCGCAGGTGGCGGCGCTCTTGGCCGTCACCGTGGTGATGGCGGCAGAACTCAGCTTGTAGAAGATCGTGGTGGTGAGGTAGTTGGGTTGCCCCACTCTCCTGCCGTCGCGGGGGGCAACCCAATCGTGATGCTCAACTCCTAGCGAGTCGTGGCCCTCGGCCGTCACGCCCGAGGCCCAAGTCTGGGCCGAACTGTCTGTCATCGAGAGCGTGATGGTGCTGCTGGCACTCACCCCGGTGACGCAGCAGACCACGAGGTGCCCGACTGTCACTGGGGAGATGGTCGGCGCGACGGAGGTGGCCCCAGCCGTCCCGGAGTTGCCGAGGCTCACTGCCTGCACTACCGAGAGCGCCATATCAGACCGTCACATCGAAGAAGAAGCTGAGGCTCAGCCCGTCTGGGGTCCCGCTGATCGAGGAGATCACCGGGGCGAAGGCATCCCCGTTCGCGACCGTGGGAGGTGTGCCGCAGGCGGTAAATCCAGCCGTGGTCGTAACCGTCAGCGCCGAGAGGCTGGAGACCGCCGAGCCGTTCTGGTTGATCGACATCGTGGCCGAGGTGGTGCCCCGCACCACGGCATAGACCCCTGCCAACTCGGCCGACTGGCCGGTGGGGATCGGCATGAAGAACCCGGGCAGGAAGTTGGTCGCCCCCGAAGGCACCGCGAGCGGCCCCGCGACTGAGTAGTTGTGGCAGATCCGCATGGTCTTGGTGAGCACCGTCCACGTCCCAGGCGTCCCGCCTGCCGTGCAGATCCAGACGATCTTGTTGGTGGGGTCGAAGGCGAAGTCCCCGGTGACGTAGGTGCCCGAGGAGGGCGCTCCGCTGGTGTTCCCAACGTACCGGCCAGCCGTGCCCGTCAGCGCGGCTCCGACAGCCGGGGTGTCCAGCTCGGTGCCCAGAAACTTGGTGGTCATCTAGCCAACGATCACGACGCGGTAAGCATTGCTCGCGGGAGCCGTGGCGAAGTTGAAGGTGACCACGCTGGTAGAGGTGGCGGTCCAGTCCACCAGCACGAAGTTACCCGAGGCGTCCATGACCGTCACCTGCACGTCAGTGGTGCCCAGCGAGTGAGTGACCGCGATGGCGGTGAGCGAGCCGTTGCCGATGCTAGCGGCGTACTTTGCCACTCCCGTGGTGGTGACCTTGCTGAACTGGACCCAGGTTTCCGAGGTGGTGTCCACGGTCTCCACCAGGCCGGTCATCACCCAGCCGGAGCCGATGTTCGCCGTCCCTTGCTCGGTCATCACGAACGCGCCGAGCTGAGTGCTGGCAGAGGCGAAGTCGGTGGGCCGGGACCACGCGCCCGAGGCAGCTACCCAGATGCCGTTCTGGCTGGCCGTCGCCTGCGCCGTCGCCAGGACACGATCACCAGCGGAGACCGTGATCCCATCAATCGTGAGCAGGCCACCTGTGGCCGGGACAGCCGAGAGGGCGCTGGTGGCTGTCACCCGCACCGATGGCTTGGCGTCAAGCCCCTGGGCCACGCCGTCCACATACCCCTTGGTCGCCAGGTCAGAGGCCGCCGTTGGGGTGGTGCCGTTCTCGGCTCGGTAGCCGCCGAGGTTGATGACACCCGTCATGGTGCCGCCCGCTAGCTGCAGGTAGCTCGCCAGGTCGGTCGTGATCGCGGCCAGGATGCCCCGGCCCGAGATGCCAGAGGAGAGCGCGTACCAGACGGTGCCAACGTAGATCAGGCTCACCGCCTCGCCCGCAGCCACGGTGATGTTGCCCGTCACCGCGAAGTTGTTGATGGTCGCTCCGGCACCAGGGGCCAGGGTCAGCGAGACCGACGACAGGTTCAGGACCGTATTGGCCGTAGATACCTGGGGGGTGACCGGCAGGGTGAGTGTCTGCCCGGAGGTAGAGCCGGTGAAGATGGTCTCCTCGCCTGCCAGCAGGGTCGCGGTAGCCGTCCTCGCCGTGGCGTTGGCCAGCTCAGCCGCGATGGCCGCCGAGGCCGCCGTCTGGGCCACGCCCTGGACCTTGCCGACCGTCGTGGCGCTGGGCAGGCCGGTTACGTCACCGACCAGGGTGAATGAACTGCCGTCGAAGTTGAACCAGGCGGTCCCGTTGTAGAACCGGAGCTCCTGGAGCGCGGTGTCGTAGTAGAACTGCCCCGCTGTCGGGCTGCCGGGAGCCGAGGCAAGCTGGTGTCCGATGGGGTTGCGTAGCTCATTGCTGAGCAGGTCGATGAACGCGGCGAATGAGTCGCCCTGTCCGAGATGCTTGGTAAGGCTCATGCCGCTCCTAGTTGCTCAATTGAGATAAGCCACGCCCCCAAAGGCGCTGGCAAAGCTGATCGTAAGCTCGTTGGCCGAGAGGTAGTCGATGTCGCCGTAGACCGTATCCCCGCCCGAGTCCACCGTCGTCACGGACGGGTAGCGCCCCAGGTTGTGAGCGATGGTCCAGACCGAGGCGGGCACGTACTGGTCGTAGACGGAGGTGGTGCCAGGAGGTCCAATCGGCCCGACGCCGCCCTGTGGTCCAGGCGGGCCCTGGCCGGGCATCACCGAGGCCGGTTCGCTGGTGACCAGTGCAAGGTAGTCGCCGCCGCCCGCAGGCACCGTGATCCAGAGCGGCGGCAAGAAGGCCCCGTTGTAGAAGCGGCTGATCTCGTAGGTCATCCCGACTGGAGTCATCGAGTCCGTACACTCCAGGTCCAAAGACCAAGTGCCATCCGAGGCCGACTCGGTGCTGATCCCCGCCGGGTTGATCCCGTAGGTCTCCTCCGACCAGCAGAGCCGCCAGGGATAGAGCGCGGCGGTCACCTGGACTCCGGCGAGCAGGTTCCCACCTGCATCGATCTCCGTGCCCGTCACCGTGGCCTTGGTCATGGCGCACTGGTGAGCAGCGACAGGTAGTTGCCGCCTCCGCTTGGGACGGTGATATAGGCCACGGGCAGGAAGGCACCATCGGCAAATCGCTGGATCATGTAGACCTCACCCGAAGGCGTCATCAGGTCTGTGCGCTCCAGCGACAGCGACCACGTGCCGTTGCTGGCCGAGTAGGTGGTCAGCGGCAGGTTCGGGTCAACGTCATCGGGCCCAGGCTCGTCCACCACCACGCTCGGGGTGAGCGTGGCGATCACCTGGACTCCTCCGAGCGGGTTGCCGCTGGCGTCGATCTCCGTGCCGGTCACCGTCGCAGTTGACACGCTCACCTCGGCTTGAGGGCGGGGCCGTCACCAGCTATTGGGGAACTGGCTTCGACCCCGCCCGAGTGCAGTGTTCCTACTGGAGTTCGACCTCCAGGACGGCACCGACAGCCAGGACGCCCCCGGTCCCGGTGTGAGTCACCTCCAACTCGAAGGTGTCCCCGGTCTGGACCTGCTGGTCCGCGCTGGCCAGAGTGAAGTCCACCGGAACCTCCTTAACCAGCGCAGTCGCTCCCAGCGATAGGGTGCCCAGCGCGGCCACGGACGATCCCGCCCGGAACTGGGTCACGGTCAGGGTGGCGAAGTTGGTCGCGCCCTGAGCCGACGCGGTGGCAGCCGGGATCAGGTGGATGCGGAACACCGCCGAGTCGAGCTCACCGACCGGAACCTCGAACAGCTCCTCGGTCCAGTCAGTGCCCGCCGCGACAGCGGCTAGCGTGTAGGGATAAGTACCGCTCACTGTTCGTTCTCCTCGATTTGACAGCCAGCTCTGCAAACGTAGCCGCCCGCTGGATGGGCAAGCCCGACGTGCCTATGAGGTCTGGCGCAGGAAGAGTCCAGGCAGTCGCCCGCATAGCCTCCGCAAGTGCCACACCTCACCATATCGCGGTCGTTGACCCAGGGCCAGATCACGTCGCCTGGCCGGATCTCCTCTCCCGCTCCAGGTGGATGGGTGAGGGTCAGAGCGACCTTGCCGCAGGGGGGCAGGCCGCCCAGGCTATCACCAGCCAGATGAAGTAGATCCACACGCACTATCGCACACCTCTACCCGGAACTGCCATCCGCCGTGTCCGCAGAGGAGGTCGTGGCCGAGTCGTAACTGGGGGCGAAGGTGATGGTGCCGTTGGGGTGCTCAGAGTCAGCCCACTCGTCGGCGGTCTCCAGGTCCACGGTCTGGCCGTCCCGCGAGGCGCACATCTCGTCCACATCGCCGTCGTAGACCAGAGTGCTCGGAACGCTGGCCTGGGCATAGCTCGAGAGAGACCCGGCGTTGTAGGCGGTACTCATCTCCGTTCGGGCCACTCGCTCAGCCTGCCAGTCGGTCGCTCCCTGCATCACGTCCATAAGGCTGGAGGTCACGCCCAGGTCAGCGTTGCCATTCACGGCATCCAGGGCGGTGCCACCGACCTCGATGGTCTTAGTCACCACATCCGAGATCGCATCGATCTGGGTATCAGCGATGGTCGAGACCGAGCGCAGACGGGCAGCCATGAGCGGCAGCCGCTTAGCGACCTCAGGGTCAAGGTGGCCCGAGCCGGGAAGGGTAGGCGCAGCGAGACCGAGCGAAGCCTTGGTCCCGACCACCCGAGAGCTCGAAGCCGCCCCAGCGGTGAACCCAGTGCCTCGCACCGTCCCCAGGGCAGCGGCCAGGGGCGACTGGTCCTCCAGCAGCGTAGCGACGGCAGCGCGGCGCTCGTCAGCGTCCTTGATCGCCAGCAGCTTCGCCACCGCAGCCGCGCTTAGAGCGGGTGCCAGGAACGCCCTCATGCCTTCAGCCACCAGGCGCTTGGCTCGCACCTTCTGCGCTCCCCAGAGTCGGGCCTTATCCGCTACCAGGGCATGACCCGGCACCACGGCCTTGGTCTCGATCACTGGGCGGTGGGCCCTCACTCGCTGGAAGGGCGACGGCGCAGCCTTAGTCCCGATGCCCCGCTTCACCGCAGCGGCTCGGACCTCCCGTACCCAGGCATCGCGCTCCATCTGGGCTCGCTCCTCTGGCGTGATCACCGACTTCATGTCCAGCAGCTTGAGCACCGGCTTGCCCACGGGCGCTCCCTCACCAGGCGTCTCAGGACTGGCAGGCGCAACCGGAGCCGGTGGAGCGGGCGGGTTGAGGATCGCATCGGCGTTCGCATCGGCTATCGCCCCGAAGTCAGCCAGCGGAGTGATCACCAGCAGGTTCGAGAGCACCAGCACCTCGCCAGCCTTATTCGGAAGCGGCTCTGCACCCACGTAGACCCGCACCTCGTCCAGCGTGAAGCCCGCAGCCAGCATCAGCCCTGCATTAGTCAGCTTGTCGGTGTCGTCCTCGAAGTTCCGCCGCTCGTACTGGAGCGTCCAGTCAGGCTCGTAGAGGTCCACGAGCGGCTGGAGCCCGACTTCCCAGCGCTTGAACTTGGGCTCCATCGTCTCGGTCTCGAAGGTCTCGTCCGCGTCCTCGGCCTTGTACTGGGCGTTCTCCAGGATGCCGATCTTCGGCCCCGGCACTCCCCAGACGGCCAGGATCGTGTCGCGCTTGCCCTTATCGAGGTTCACCAGGTCGAGGTTCTTCATCCCCTCAGCGATGGGGGTGTAGTGCAGGCCCTTCGAGAGAATGGCCGTCCTGATCCTGTTCTGGTCATCCCGATTGCTGGCCTGCCACTCCCGCTTCAGCCGGTCGAACTCCTCGTTGCTCAGATAGTCATCGGTCTCCAGGACGCCCGTGATCTTCCCGCCCGACCTCCAATAAGCGAACTCGGTCCGGTCCATCGCATCCTTGGTATCGAGCAGCATGGTCATGGCCTCGATGTTGCCCATGCCGTAGTAGGTGTCGGTCGGGTTCGGCAGCTTGATATGGATCACTTCGTCGGCGTCGTAGGGCACCAGGATCTGACCCGGCAGGCCGAGCCCGGAGGTCGAGCCGTTCACGTCGTAGACGTAGCCCTTAACGTAGTTCACCGGGTCGGGGATGACCCGCATATTGGCCGGGTTCGGCAGGTACATCTCCCGAGGTCGCCCATAGGCGTCCCGCTCCTCCAGGGTGATGTAGACGTTCCCGGTCAGCTCCAAGTACAGCTCGGCCAGCTCCCAGAAGGAGAAGCCGTCCTGCACCGGGTTCGGCTGGGCGAGGAGCTGGAGCAGCGGGTTGTTGGGGTCCACCACCGGCTCGTCATCGTTGGTGGTGTCGATGAGCTGCTTGGTATTGCTGGCGAAGTAGTAGGCGATCAGGCTGGCGCAGGCATTCACCCAGGGAGTCTTGAACGCCCTCAGGTACGAGGAGTAATCCCGGTACTTCGACTGGACCTGAAACGCCTGGAGCGTGTTGGGGACGGATGCCTGCTGAGAGCGGTCGGCCTTCGCCTCAAGCCGGATCGGAAGGCTCATCAGGCCCTAAGCATGGACGTATCCATCGGCCTCTGCACAGTCTCGTAAGGCGGGCGGGCCCATCCTGACGGCCAGACGAACCCCCACTTCGTCCACTCGGAGTGCGCCAGGCAGTAGCTCTTGGCTGCCACGCTCGGCTCGGGGTCAGACTCACCACGGTGGTTGCGGTGCTCCGGGTCGCCCTCCAGCCAGCGCACCACCTCCTCGACCGGGCGGCGCTGCCCAGCGATCAGCCTGTCCTCGGTAACCACCTGCATCGAGCTCACCTTCGTCTTACCTCGGAGGTTCACATACCGGAGATGGACCAGCAGGTCGCCTTCGGGCGTATAGGCCGCCTGCAGGTTGATGTTCGCGGGCGGGTTGGGCAGTCCCAGGAAGGCCAGGTCGCGGAAGACGATGCGGCTCACTTCGCCTGGGTTGATCACTCGGTGCTCCTCAGGGTTCGGGAAGCGCGCCGAGAGCGTATCACTCCCAGCCGCCTCGCCTGGTAGGTGACGCCTCGCCCATCGGTCGCCAGTTCCCTCGGGTCTCCTCCTCGGTGCCACCGATCCTGATGCCAGCCGAGATCGCCGGGGCGCAAGCCATGATGACCGCATCAGCCCGGTCGGTCGAGCGCTTCAGCCGTGACCTGATCTGGTCCTTGCTCTCGATCTGGATGTGGCCCGAGCTGGTTGTCTTCCAAGTGGGGGCGACCAGCTCTGCCAGCAGGAAGTCGTCGGGCGGCAGGGCCAGCAGCGCTCCACCCTTCTGGTCCGGGTCCAGCATCTCGCGCATCGCCCACCACGCTCCGGCCCTGGCGTTCAGGAAGGCCAGCTCGCCACTCCGGTCGCGCCAGCCGGTGCGCTCAGAGGCATTAAACGGCACCACCGCCAGCCCGTCCTCCCTCAGCCTGTCCACCACACCCGCACCGATCCCGATCACGTCCACCACCGCCTTGGCCTTCGGGTCGTTCCTCAGCAGCCGAGCCAGCACGCCCGTGATCTGCATGGTGTCCGCCCCAGGGACAGCGGTGAGCTCCCCGACGTAGGGCCACTGCTTACGGGCGAGGATAGTCTCGTCGCCTCCACCTCTCGCTATGTCAGCGCCCAGGATCAGCGGCTCAGCCGGGTCGGGCCAGGTAGTCTCCCAGCGCAGCATCGCCGCCTCCACCCAGGCCAGCGGGATCACCGAGTCCACGGCGTCAGCGGCGAAGTTGCCGAGCACCCGGTTCTGGAACACCGCCGACTGCTCACCGAAGTCGCGGCGCATGTCGTCTACCCATTCCTTGCTGACCCGCCCAGCCGCCATCGCCTCCTCCAGACTCACGTGGCGGGCCCACCAGCGTTCCTTGCCTGGCTTCCGGGCGTGGATGTCGTAGAAGGTGCCCACCGGCTTACCCGGAGTCGAGATCGCCAGGCACCACGCCTCGCTGGCGGTGTCGGGCCCAGCCCCGGCGAAGGCACCCTCGATGGACTCCCACGTCTTGGGGCCGATCATCTTGGCCTCGTCCAGCACGTAGAGCAGGTAGTCGGCATGAGCTCCCTCGATGGCTTCCGGCTCATCAGGGGAAGCGGAGAAGGCCGCACCGTGGCCAAGCTGGAGGTTCCGCTTCAGCAGCTCCGAGTGCGGGTCGAACGGTGGCCGGCCGATCTTCCCCCAGTCCAGCAGGCGGGCCCACTTGTGGACCTCGGGCCAGAGGTACTGCGCGAGCTGGAGCCACTGGCTGGCGGTGGTCGGGATCTTCCAGTCGAGGTGCTGCTCCTCTCGGGTCAGGGCGAACGCCTCGATGGCGATGGAGGCGATGGTGGACTTCCCCAGGCCGTGCGGACCTCTAACCGCCACCCGCTGACGGGCACACAGCGCATCGAGGATCTCGTCCTGGTACGGGGACAGACTCTTTCCCTCGGGCCAGCGGATGCAGTCATGGGCGAAGGCGGTGAAGTCGTAGAAGTACCGCTCCAGCCGGAAGCGGTGGATCAGGGGCGGGGCGCTCCGGTCGATCAGCTTCGTCCACGTCCCGCCCAGGGCAGCGGTCACTTCGAAACGCCCTGCCGTATAACCGTTGTCGTCCGCATACGCTTATACGCTCAGTTAACCGAGTCCGGCGCGGCGATCAGCCCTTGGTTGCCAGCCACCAGGATCAGCTGCTCGTGGAACAGCGCCTTGCCCCGCTCGATCTCGGCAGAAGGCAGATCGAGCTGGTCCAGCACCTGGTAGACCACCGCCACGAACGCATCGGCCATCTGCTCGTATGCCTTGACCGCTCGCTCGCTCACCGCAGCCTCGATCCCCTGGTGGCGGTGCTTGGAGATATCCGCTGCCGCCTTCTCAGCCAGGTCGAGGTACTTCTGCTTGACCTCCGAGCCCGCTGGTAGCGTCCGGTCGCTGGCTCGCTTCCAGCTCTCCTCCACGATCAGCCACATGGACTCCTCCACGTCCTGAGCACTCGCCTGTGCACCCTCGACGGCCAGGATCCGAGATCGCTTCATATCCTCCTGGACCGTGTGGAGGCTCATCGGCGGTTCGTTGTGGTCCTCGGCCCATTGCCTCATCACGGGCAGCAGCCGCTCAGCTCGCCTAGCGCCTCGCCCCATGAGCTGCGAGATGGTTCCCACCCGCTCCATGATCACCGCGTCTTTCCGCCACGGCAGAGTGTCTGGGTGAACTCCAGGAGCGGTATGGCGATTGCGCGCATAGCCCTTCCGATGGTTTCCGGGCCGTCCGTTCGGCCATCCAGCTTCACGAGCACGAGCCGCCGCGAGCTTTGCAGGGGACTCAATGGGCTTTGCCACGTATGCCTCCGCTCCACCAGGCACCCGATCTCGCTTCGTCCTTCTCGGGCCCTTCTGCTCAGCCTTCGGCTCCGATCTCGCCTCCGGCTCGATCTCAGGGTCGCCTGGGCCTCTGAGTGGTAATGCTCCCATCCCAAGTGGACGATAGCACCAGGACTAGGTGTTACGGTGGGGTGGAGCCTTCCCCGGTGGTTTCAGCCGTCCTCATAGCGCGACTTGTAGAAGGCCGGGGGAGGCTCCGTTCCGCTACTCAGCTACGCCACCTTTGGCGGCTTCGCTCACTTACGAAACAGTTCTCCAAACGTCCAGCCCATTGCCAGCGCCAGCCCGCAGAGAATCACAACGTGGGCGATCACAGTGCCACCGGGTGGCCGTATTCCCACCTGGGCATTGAAGGGATCCCCGGCGGGAGGAGCAGCGTGTAGCGCGCGATGTGACCCGCGTGGGAGTGCTTGCGGCAGGGCTCGCTTGTGATCTCCCAGCCACTCCGCTTGAGTTCGCTGACGCGGTTGCGGGCGCAGTACCCCAGGTCCACGGGCAGGTCCGATATGCAGACCCCGCGCTTGCCGGCGATGAACAGTTCAGTCAGGACCAAGGCTCGCTGGGTCATGAGTACAGCGCCGGACCCAGGAAGGAAGTGCAGGGGCACGCCGCTGTCGCCGCGCAGACTTGCCTATCGGCATAGTGAGCCATCTTGTGATGCCCGCAGCGGGCGCAGGGGACGATTCCCGCCAGAACGGGGTTGGAGGTGTCCTTGTAGCGGTTAGCCTTGCCCCGGCTCATGGGTACAGCTCCAGCACCCACTCGGCCATCTCGACCAGACCGGGGGCGCTGTGGGGCCGACCTGCCAGTAGTTCGCCGCGCCTCGCCTCCAGGGCCATCTCCAGGCCGTCCCACGCCTCCTGCTGGGCTTGGCTCCTGAACCCGGCGCACGGACACGAGAGGTATCTGATCGTGCTCCCGCAGAGTTCGCAGGCATCGGACGGCTCGTGGTGGAGGCAGACGGTGCTGTGCTCGTCCTCCAGGTGTCCGCATCCCGGCCTCGCGCAGTTCTCGGTCATGGGTACAACTCCCCTTGAACGAAGGTCGCCAGGACGCCCATCGGGTAGAACGGGACGGAGTGCTCCCGCCAGTCGTCATCGTCCGGGTATAGCCCCGACCAGGCTTGCCCGAGCCGCGCCACGGCGATCTCCCGAGCCCCGTGCTCGTCCGATGCCAAGATGTCAACCCAACCGTCCCGGTGCGCCTTTGGGAACGTCGGGTGCTCTTCGCGGGGGAATCTCTGCCCGAACGTGACGTGGAACAGTCTCACGGCGTCCACCTCTCGACCGTGTAGCAGGCACTAGCAGCAGCCAGGACCATCAGCCCGCCGATCCAGGCGGCGAGCCCCAGGGCGTAGGTGTCGAAGGTAGCCAGGTAACAGACAGCCAGAGCCATCAGAACCACCAGCAGCCGGATCACGTTCACCCGCCGCACCTTGACGGGCTCCCGGCGCGGGCGAGTCCATCCCGGCGCGGGCTCCCCAGCCGAGGCGGCGATACGGTGGCGCAGATCAGCCCGAATCTGCGCCCACTCAGGAGTGTCGGTTGGGGCCGGGCCCATCCAGTCAGCCATCGCCATCGGCCTCCGGCTCGGGCACAGGCAGCTCGATCTGCTCCAGCGCTTCGAGCCCCACCCGCAGAGCCTTGCAGACTTCACAGGCGAACTTATGGAGCTTAATACGGTAGAACGTGGAGGTGTACCGACGATCCGCCTCCGAGAGCATCGTTTGTAGCTTCAGCCAGTCCTCCGAATGGGTCTCCGCGAAGTGGGCCAGATACGTCACCCGCATCACCGCCCGCGCCGTGGTGATAGTCCGCTGCGCCTTCTCCAGCGCCATCGTGTCGTCCTTACTCATCAGTCTCCCTCCGGTCCGAATATCAGATGCAGCCAGCCGCCGAGCTTCCAGCCCCAAATGTTGATCGGCACCTCCTCCGGCGATCCCTCGCCCATGAAGATCGGCCTCATGCTTGGGAATATCTGCCACTCAATACCTCGATCCAGCCGAGCCCGGCAAGTGCCACGGTCACGGTTCAGCCGCCCCTGTATCGCCTTCCAGTCGGCTCGGGTAAGATCCGCCAGCCCCTCACGGCCCTGGATCACGTAGGTTGCATCCCACGGCCCTCTCGGGCGTCTAGGGGCAGTCTCGATGCAGCCCCAGAGCTTCATAGCCGTCACCCCGGTGCCTCCACGTCGTTCTCGTGGTCCTCGTGGCAGAGCGGGCAGGTGAAGATCGTGCTCTCGCTGGTGGCGCTCACGTCGGCCACCCCGTAGTCCTCCAGGGTCGGACAGTAGACCTCCTGATCGAGCAGAAGATCCCCATCGGCTACGGGTTCGGTCGTGCTGTAGGCGGAAACGGTCTCTTTCATTCGGTCTCCTCTGAGAGGTCTTCCCAACCTCGTGGCCTAAGTGTATCACAACGGTGGCGCTTAGACTAACGTCCTCCCTCCAGGGCCGAGAGCACCACGTCGAGGGTGTCCTGGGCCTCCTGTCCGTGACGGGCCCCATAGTCGGCCTGCTCCTGGGCCAACTCGATCTTCGACTCCAGCCGCTCGATCACCTTGTGGAGTTCCTCGATCTCCAGACGCCGCTCCTCGGCTAGATCATCCAGGTGGTCGTGGCTGGCTCCCATCACCTCCAGCTCCTCCAGGGTGGTCTGGAGGTCAGCCTGGATGCGGTCGATCTCGGCCAGGAGGATGGCCTTGGGACACTCCTCGTAGGCCATCTCGCAGATGCACCACTCGCCGTCCTCATTGACGATTCCCCGCCCGTGCTCCAGTTTCAACTCTTGCAGCGTGGCGAAGCGCCTCATCCCTTCTCCTCCGAGCCCAAGCCCTCGATCACGTTCTCAATGGCCCCTACCGCCGTGGCCCCTTGCTCTACTGCCGTCCCCACCATCCAGAGCAGCCCCGTGACGGCAGCCCGCAGCGTCTTGTTCTCCGCCCCTAGCCGGTCGATCTCGTCGTTCTTATCCTGGCTCTGCTGGATGAAGGTCTTGCGGCTAACCCGCAGCTCGTCCAGCTCGGCTGCCTGGCTATCAATCACCTTTGCCAGCGCCCGCTCGGGAGTCTCCTCGAAGGCCCGATTCTCGTCGTAATTGGCTACCGGCATTCTTCCCCCTCCTCCTGATATAGCAGCCCCAGATCCCTCGCGTACTGGGCCGGAATCCCCCAGTCGTATCCGCCTTTGCCCCGCGTCGTCAGCCACTCAATGGCATCACTCCGTTCACCGCGATCGCCGCCGTTCTCGTCAAGGTAGGAATTCCGGGCTACCGCGCCGACTACCTTAAACAGCTCTGCGTCGGATAGGGACTCCACCCACTCCTGCCTGCGCCTCTCCCATTCGGTCATGGCCACCCCTCCTCCTGATGGGCCGGAAGGATGAGGGCGGCCTTGCGCTTGTCATTCCAGATGGCCAATTCCGCCATAGCCCCCAGCGCCGGGGTCTTGTTGCGCGCCATGTTTAGAACCGCCTGAACGCACTCACCGGCAATCGCCATCACCGGAGCAGCTTCACGCAGCAGACTCTCCAGTTCCTTCACCCTCTCTGCCAGCCGGTCGGCTTCGGCTATCCACAGAGCGGTGTCGCAGGGCCATTCGCTCGGATCTTCGTAAACGTCCTGGCAGCCATCGCACACTGAGCCGTCATTGGTCCCTACGCGCTGGTGCCGTGCTCGGATCTCCTCTAGCCGACTCATCTGGGTCACGGCCCCAACCGCGCCGCAGCCTTGGCCGCGATGTACGCCTCCACGGCCACGCGCTCGCCCTCCTCGGCTTCATGCTCTCGATCCCAGGCTCGGCCAGTTTCGATGACTGCCGTAGGTAGCTTGTCTGTCATGGCTCCACCCCCGCAGCTTCGAGCTGCCTGATCTGCTCCCGGATACCGTCGTGCCATCTCTGTCGCTCGTTCGTAGCCCCGGTGTACCCAGGGCAGAAGGTCTCAGCCCCCAGAGCCGCCAGCCGGGCTGAGGCTGCCTCCAGGAGTGCGTGGATGCGATCCTGGTCGTCTATCGAGGTAGGGCGGCGGCGGTCCAGCCCGTCGTGGCATTCCCGGCAGAGCGCAGCGGTCAGCTCCACCGTGTTCGCCCACTCTCCGAGTTGCAGGCCAGTTGCAGGTCGGCCCACGATGTGGCACCACTCCAGATCCTTCCGCTCCAGGCACATCTCGCAGCGATACCCGGAGCGGCGCTTGACGGCGGGCCAGGTCTCCCGCCGAGCCTTGAGGACGGTAAGGGCCTGCCGCCCCAACTTGGGTTTGCCAGGCTGCTTGTACCGGAGCGGGCTCATGGCTTGACCCCCCGGTGGGCGCGAACCGGCTCCAGCTCCACTACCGGAACCGCCCGCCACTCATCAGGGAGCGTCACCGCTTCAGAGTAGGCCGCAGCCAACCGCTGATAGAACTCGTCCAGCTTCGGGTCCACGTCATGCGGCCAGAGGTGCTTCGTAAAGGCATCGAGCAGCTCCCGGAACTTCTCGTGCCGCGACACGGCCTTCCAAAGCTCCAGGCGGGTCTGCTCGTTGACCAGCGGATCCACGGGGATCACCGCCGCAGCCACTAGCTCATCCGACATGACTTCCCGGACACTGAGCTGGACACCAGCCTCGTAAGTGGTATGCCCTCGCCACGGGTCATGCTGGCGGGTAACTCCTAAGTCCCAAAGCTTGGCATCGCTCATGGCTTCAGTCCCGCCGCCTTGCGATGGTCCGCTGCGTCGGGGCAGCTAGCAAAGTGACTCTGGAACCGGGGCTCGGTCTCGCTCTTGTCCCAGGCACATAGCCACGGATAGTCGCCCGACTTCGACAGCTCCGGGTCGTAGGGTTCGGTGCGGCTGGGCAGTTTCCGATAGACCTTCAGCGTCCCGCCAGCGACCGGCTTCCGGTCCAACGGCATCCGAGCCCCGGTGGAATACGTCGTCCAGAGAAGGGGAGCCCCGCATGACGAGCAGTGGGCTCCCGGCTCACGGTGTCTGATGGTGGTCACGCTCGTCCCTCCACTACCCAACTCAGC